GATAACGCTTAACCCACTCAGCCATAGCCTTGTCATAATCACCGGCTTTGTCTAGTATTCCATACCAAGTTTGCTTAAATGATGCTTCACCATTGTCACGTACCCAGTCAGCCATTTCAGACTTTAGCAATACCTGTGCTGTAGCAGGTGCTGTAAATCCATACACAACACGCATTCCTAAAATGCTCATTGTTGTATTCTTAAGTTGCAATCTATATTTTTCTAATTCAGATGCGCTAAATGGTACTGGGACTTTCTCACCATTAACCATTTCATATTTCTGTTGGAGTCCGTGACCAGATGCCTCAAGATAAGTCATAGCCTTACGCATTGCTGATGCGTACTGACCGTCACGCTCATCTTTATTCATTGCTGAATAGATACGGTTAACGTGTGCTGGCAAGAATGCTGAAACCATTGGTTGATCTTCTGCATACTTACCAAGAAGCGTGGTAGTAATGCGGTCTGCTGCACCTGGATTAAAGATATTAACTAGGTTTGCTGCAATTTTTACTGAGAATCCAGATAATGGACCGGCAAGTGTAGGAATAGCAGACTCAGGATTAAGAGAAGGTGTAATCATCTTCAACTTAGCGCCAAATTCTACAGGGAATGGAACCTTAAACTCTGCTGGTACGCCAAGTGCCTGCATAGTTGCCTGAACTGCCCTGTAAACATACTGTGTTCCTGGGTATAGGAAGTATGGTTCACCTTGATCATCGTATTGAACCCAACCTGAGTGGGTTATACCTTCATAAGTAAGGCTTGCTTTGACGATTGACTCTGGGTTGTAGCGTACAACACGGTAAACACGGCGATAGAAGTCTTCAGTAGCACGATAGAAACGTGCAAAGTTACGGACACCAAATGCTAACTGGCTTTGCACTGCAGGGTTGTCAACATAAGCAAGTGTTTGCAAGCGTGCTCTATCTTCTGCAATCTCTGCCAACTTATAGCGAGCATTTTCTGTAGCACGTTCTAGAGCTTTAGGCGCAGTAATACCTTTTGTATGTGCTGCAATGAAAGCATCTTCAAATCCAGTGCTCTTAAAATCTTTACGAATCTTAATCATTTCAGATAAAACCATAGGCTCGCGTGAAAAACGTGCGTTAGCATTACCTAGCCAGTCCCAACCCCACTCCATAAAGGATGAGGCATAATTTCCAGTATCGGTGATAGGTACTAACTGTGGTCCAACAATGTATGTTGGCACATCTAATTCTGATTTAGGCAAATCATCTAAGCCAAGTTTACCGGTGATGCGATATTCACCAGCAACATCGTCAAAGGCACGAACTTTGCCAAGAAGTTCTTGGTTAATCTTGCCATCTTTTTTAACGAACAGTTGCTTTGCTGCATCATAGATGCGCTTAGCGTGTTCATCTGTAGAGATGCCGCGTTCTTCCATACGAAATGCTGATACTAATTTAGAATTCTTTGGGTCATTAAGCCAAGTTGTAATCTTTGTAATAGCTTGCGCTTCACCAATGCCATCATCTGCAAGGTTAGCAACTGCAATGCGACCAAGTTTATCGTTTGAGTAATAACCAATACGCATAATCCAAGCAACTTGAGATGCTTCATCCGCAAGAGGTGCCATTTGCTTGTAGCCACCCTTGCCTCTGCCGAGTGCTACTCTACCTTTTTCAAGATCATATGCTAATTCTGCAGTGCGTACTTTATTCTTACGGGTAAAATTCACAGTACGTGTATATGAATCAAGGCCAGTAAAAGCATTCTTGCCGCCTTCGACAACATCCATAAGAGCGTTGTCTAGGTCGCCATATTTAATCTGGTCGGCAAGTGCAAGACGATCAGCATCGGTAAACTTGCCAAGTCCTGTCTTCTCATAGAAACGACTTAACTTGCCTTCGTTTAATGCACGTGCAGTAATCTCACGGATTAGTTTAATGTCACCATTTGCTGCTTCAATCTCAGCACCATAGCGCTTAGATTCTTTTCTATTAACAAAGCGCATAACTCCACCTAGTGGGTTAGCTGATATTTTATCGAAGTCTGTTAAACCTTTTTCCATCTGACGTGCTGTGCGTAGACGCGTTGAAAGAGCACGTGCTTTCACCAAACCAAATGGTGATTCACCGATAGCAAGGTGAACCATTAAATCTTCTGTTGCATTACGGATAGCATAACGAGGACCTGCCAGGGTAAGGAAGGACCAACCTGTGGTCATCTTTTCTACCCAGTTAGAATGTGCTAATCCAAATACGCGTTGGATAATTCCAGATCGTGCTGCTGCTCTGTCAATATCGCGTACACTAAGTGTGGTTACATAGTCTGATAAATCAGATAGAATAAGACCAACCTGCTCACCATCTGGCAATGCAGCTGGATTGTATCCATCAACTGTTGAAGCAAAAACTTTATTAGGACCCATACGCAAAGGGTCAGAAATTATTTTGCCTTCTTTGGTCACATTAAGTCCACGAATATCTGCAATGGTAGATTGTAGTCCGTAGAAAATTTCTTTCTTGCGTCCAACTTCAGCATTGTCAAATGCTTGTGCAATAAGTTTTGAGTCACTCTGTGGCAATACTAGGCGTGCGTAGCGATAAACCTTTTCAGCTCCATCTGCTGATGTAACATCAAATAGGCTATCTTCAAAGAAAGGAACCAAACTACCCTTAGCCTTAAATCGGTCAATTCGATATTGAACTTGAGCCATTGAAAAACGTGCTGTTTTTCTAGCATTGGCTTGAGCCTTAACATTAGTAACAATAGTTTCTTTGCCATCAATAATTGCTTTAGCAATACCGTCATCAGTTGCAGCACCTGCAAAGTAAAGGTCATCAACAAAACGTGGGCCGATTCTATCCATATCAAAGATACGATTTGCTGTAGTTACTGTATTGACACGGGCCTGACGCAACACATCCATACGTGGAATCATTACGCGCTTGCGACCAATTTGGCCTTTCATCATTTCTGTTACTTGGTCAGCATTCTTAAAGAAAGCCTTAGCAGTAGCAGCATTTGTAATAGGCATTTCAATGTCAATAAATGATTTGATTACTGGATCACCAAACTCTGGCGCTAATACACGAAGACGGTTTTTAGCATCAACTGCTGATTTAGTAGCACCTTCTTCAACCGCTTTTTTATAAGTAGCAAGTTCTGCGCCATACTGATTCCAAAAATTTTGTACTTGCGGTTTAGCAAATACGTCATCAACCTTGCCGCCACCGATAACTACATCAAGTGAATAGCGAGAAATATCAACTGCACGCTTTACTTTTCCAGCAATAAGTAATGGATCTGCAAGAACTCTATATGCTGCATCAAATGCACCTGATACTGAACGATAGAAAAAGCCTGAACCTTCTACTGATTCTGGTGTAATAAGATTTGCAATTTGACGACCAGGTGAATACTTAGCCGCCTGTGTTGCATCTAGTGCATCTTGAAATAAATCATCTTTATTCTGTGCAGCAAGTGCTGCAACTGCGCGTTCTGTATCAGTTCCAGATGAAGCGATAGCACTGAGTTTTTCTCCAGCTGCAACACGCATTGCTACATTTATACGGTCTTGACCAAACCTAGATACAGCCTTTTCAATACGACCTGGATTAAATACTTTGTCGCCCTTATCGTTTGCACGAGTCCAAGCATCTGAAAGATTCTTACTTTCTAAAAGAGAGATAGCACCAGTACGATAAGCACGAGTTGTAAAATCTGAAACTTCTGTAAGACCCTGTAAAAGTGCTCCACCTGTATAGTGCCACGCAGATCCAAAGAATCCACGTTGTGGTTTAGCAGCAGGATTTTCTGTACCTGCTACACGCTTAAGAGCTTCCTGCTGTTGAGGTGTCTTAGAAGCATATGCTTGTTCTGCAGTTTTTTGTGGCAGGTTAGAAAGTTCACGATGAACTGAAAGCGTCTTAGATAACGCTTCCATTTCTCTTTGTTCTTGAGCACTTAAACCCGCAGCAGCAGCTGCTGCCTTTAGATTATCAGGCACTAATCACCTCGCGCAACGGCCTCAGAATACAAGATAGCAATAGAGCCGTCTGTATCAAAAGGTAACATCTTTGCTAAAGTATCTGAAGTCTTTGTAACTGATTTCTGCATCATCAAAGCTGCAGATCCAACTCCTGGTCCAATATCAATACCTGCTGAAATATCTTCATTAGGACGTTGTGTTTCTGCAAATAGTGGAGTAACTTGTTCTTGTGCTGCTGCACGTACTTCGGATGCTGGCATACCCTTTACGTCACCAGTCTTACCAAGTGGAGCGCCTGATTTAATAGCAGCTGTTTCTTTACCTTCGCCATATGCGATTGAACCCATATCAAGGTTATCTGTACGTGTAGAATACATTCCAGGACCTGCAGGGCCAGCCAATGGATTCATTGGGGCTGTTGTCATCGGTCCTCCTCTAAAGTTTCTAAGTCTTGCGCCATCCGCTCCCACGCCTGATTAGTTTCAGTTTTGTGGTTAGCGTTGTAAACGCTTAATTCATATAATGATTCAAAAAATCCTGATGCAACCTGCGATAAGTTATATGCAGTTTCTGCAAGTACTACTACAAAATCAGAAGAACGTACAGGACGACGAACTTTATTATTGTCCATTGTCCTATACGCCTCCCACTAAATCTATTAACCCTTTTTAGTCTTCTTGCCTGGACGGCCCTTAGCCATCATTCCGAAGAACACCTTACCGCCTGCTGGCTTAGAGGTATCCATCTTGCCTTCCTTTGGCTTTGCCATTGGTGCGGCTGCGCGTGATCCTTTGTTCATATTTACACCTCCCTCGCTTAAGCTGCGCCGGAAATACCGGCTAGTAGTTGAGCTATATCTGGACGTTGACCAGCAGCAGGGGCCTGACCACCTTGTTCTTGTGGAGGTTGCGCTGAGGCTGGGGCGGGGGCCACACCTGCTGCTGGAATCTGTTGCTCCATACCTGGTGCCATAGGTGGCGCTTGTGGGGTTGGTGCTGGTTCTGGTGCAAATGCTTTTTCAATAATGTTTTCTAACGCTTGTCCCTTTTGGCGACCTTGGATAACAGTTGCGATACGGCTGATAATCTCTGAAGGGTCTTGGCCCTGCGCCGCGAGAGCCGGTATTGCCTGTGCATACTGAGCAACAGCAACGCGCAAAGAATCGCGCATCTCTTCAATGTCAACACGTTGTTCCTCTTGTGTAACGTTAAGGTCCATTGGAATCTCACGACGTACGTAGTCGCGTGAGACGAGTTTATCTGAACGCATCTGTAGTAAAGCAATGATGGCACGATTAGGATCCATACCGGACATAATTCCGTAACGGACATCTACGCCATACTCGCCCTTAATGTCGCGTGATGGGATGTACTTGAGTACGTAAGGTGTTCCGTCGTCGCTTCCTTTAATAGTCTTAGGGATTCCGCCAAAGATTTTCTCATCTGCTTCAAAACAAATTGCAGAAAGTTCTTGGAACATACGAGCAAACTGCGCCTGTGCTGCCTTGATTTGTGTATCAAAACCAGCCTGAAGTGCTTGCACACCACGACCTGTAACAACAGATGCGTCAATGTTACCTGAACGAGACTCTGGGTAACGAGCACCCATACGAAGTTCACGCTCTAGAACGCCTGACTCTGTAAAGACTCCAGCAGGTAGTTCTAGCGGTACACGACGGATACCTTGCGGATTAGCAGAACGCATAATTGCATCAGGACCGAGAGCAAGTTCTTGTACATCTTGTGGAATAGCAATAGGTGCTTGGATAGACTTCTCAGCGGCTTGGATTTGCAAGATAGCAAAGCGAGCACGAGCGAGTTGTACAGATAGCACATCATCAAACTGACCGCGTGCTTCTCCGTCAAGAGAGGAACGCATAATGACAGATGCCATTGCTTTACCTAATACGTTAGGTGTTTGAGATAGAACTAGGTTCTTACGCTCTGGTAGGTAGAGCAGATCCTGATCCTTATCGTGGTACTTAACCATAGAAATATACGGTGAAGACAACTGATATTGATTGCGACCTAGGATCTGATCGTAGAACTCTGGGTATTGTGATGCTAGCGTCTCAGCATCTGTAACAATAACCTGTGTGATAGATAGTACTCGACCATAACGATCTAGCTCCGGGTATGTACCAAATGGGTTAAGCATACGGATACGAGGATTGTTGTCATCGTAATCCATCTCAACCATACCTACACCTAGACCGTAGGTGTTATACCAATCGGCTGCTGTGTACATCTGAAGCTGTAGGTCAGAGTTTGAAACATAGAAGTTTGCAATACGAGTACGAGTATCTGCGGCTTTGCGGGCAGTATCTGAAACCATATTAGTTGCTGAGCAGTTAAAGGATGGCAGTGGTGCCATTGCTTCTGCTAGGTCACGGGCTGCTACGTCAATGAAGTTGGCAACGAGAGGCTTAGGATAGTCCTCGGAGAACATAGATGGAAATACCTTTGAGATATCTCCTTGACGTACCGAAAGCACGTCGCGCATACGCTGATCACGCGCTGATGAGCGTGTGCGTAGCCGCGATAGTTTCGCGTCAACTTCTTTGACTGATAACAATGTTATCTCCCTAAATTACTCTGATTTTGTTTTGCTCAGCGAAG